TGGCTACCTAATCCCCCACCCCGGCGTGGCTACGGTTGGCCCCAACGAAAGGAAGTACAATGGCTGAACAAGCTACAATTATGGCTGAAGAAATGAAGCCCGAAAAGAAAGTTGCGTTTGCAAATCGTAAATACACTAATGAAGAAAAACGCAAGATGGAAGAAGAAGAACTAGAACAGCTTTTAAAACAACAAGCGGGTGAAGTAGAAGAACAACCCGAAGAACAGGAAGCTGAACCTGCAAACGCAGAAGAGAAAACATTTAAAAAGCGTTACTCTGATTTGCGTAGGCACCAGCAACAACAGGCTGAAGAGTTTAAGAAAGAGATTGAAAACCTTAAATCTCAACTTAGCCAAGCTGCACAGAAAGAAATGAAACTGCCTAAGTCTGATGAAGACATTGAACAATGGGCAGCAGACTATCCAGATGTAGCAGCTATCGTTGAAACAATTGCTATGAAAAAAGCACGTGAGCAATCTACTGCTCTTGAAGAACGCATGAAAGCAATTGATGAGTTGCAGTCTAGTGCTTCAAAAGAAAAAGCTGAAGCAGAACTAATGCGGTTACACCCTGACTTTGGTGAAATCCGCGACAGTGATGAGTTTCACGACTGGGCAGAAGAACAGCCTAAGTGGGTACAAGACGCACTGTACGACAATGACAATGACGCACGTTCTGCTGCTAGAGCCATTGACTTGTACAAAGCTGACATGGGCATTAACAAAGAAAAGCCTAAGTCAGATAAAGCTGCAGCCAAGTCTGTATCTACAAAAGACTCACGTAGTAAGCCACAGGAAAATGAGGCATCTACTTACCTAAAAGAGTCTGCAGTACAAAAAATGTCACCGCAAGAATACGAAAAGCGGTCTGATGAAATTATGGAAGCTATCCGTAGTGGAAAGTTTATTTATGATATAAGTGGCTCTGCTAGATGAGTATCATATATAAACCCCAAAAAGACATAGAACTATTTGCTCCGTTTGGCCCAACGATGGGATATTATCGTATGCCGGATGCATTAGTTGAAGAACTAAATAGTAAAATGTCGGACAAACTTAGTGATTACTCTGATCAGCTAGTTGGCAAAGTATCTGAAGAGTTAGCCTTTGACGATGAAATAAAACTAATCGCTCAAAAAGGTTTAGGTCAGTTTGTAGGAAAGTATCAGAACTATACAGAGCATAGAAACTCTATGGGTGCTAAATCACTTGATACAAAGAATAATAACTATGCACTACAAATAGTTTCAGGTTGGTTTGTACGCCAGTTTGAAAATGAGTATAATCCACTACATATTCACACAGGGTCAAGACTATCTTGTGTGGGTTATCTAAAACTTCCTGATGGAATAGAGGAAGAATGGGAAGAAGACTATAAAGATCATCATCCATCTAATGGGCATATACAGTTTGCAAATGGCACAGCCTCTGGCTATACCTGCACAAACTTTATAGTAAAACCACAGGTAGGTGACTTTTATGTATTCCCATCCCAATTGTTTCACTGCGTATATCCCTTTTACACAAAGGGTGAGCGTAGGTCTTTCAGCATGAATATGAATTTTCTTGAAGTGTCGAAAGAAAAAAGTATTGACAAATAGTTATTTATGTATATAACTATAGTCAGAATAGTGTAACTTTATTGCGCACCTAGTTACACTGTTATTCGCAAACAGCCAAGTCTTACGGATTACCTGACGAACATGGCCCGTTGAATAGTAGGGAGGCCACCTTACTAGAATACGCACCCAAGTGAATCAGCCTCCTGATTAGTCTTGCGAGTTTGTATCTGTAAAATGCTAAAATAGGAGATTTAAAAATGGCATTTACTTCCGCAGCGGGGTATGGCAATCTTCCTAACGGTAATTTTTCACCCGTAATTTACAGCAAACAGGTGCAACTTGCTTTCCGCAAGTCTGCTGTTGCTGAAGCAATCACCAACAACGACTACTTTGGTGAGATTGCTCAAATGGGTGATTCCGTTCGGATTATTAAAGAACCCGAAATCACAGTTAAGGCTTACGAGCGTGGTACAACCATCACTCCGCAAGACCTTGACGATGAAGACTTCAACCTGACAATTGACAAAGCTAACTACTTTGCATTTAAGGTTGATGACATTGAAGAGGCACACAGCCACGTAAACTTCCAGTCACTGGCAAGTGATCGTGCTGCGTACCGTTTGGCTGACCAATTTGACCAAGACGTTCTTGGTTATATGTCAGGCTTTACACAGTCTGCACTGCACAGCAATGCTGACACAGCTAACACAACCGTAAACGGCTCAAAGGCTGTAAGCACTGCTGGTTCAGACGAACTGCTTTCAACAATGAAGTTGGATGCATCTGATTTTTCTGACGGTGCAGGTTCAGTAGGCTCATCAGGTGCTGCTATTGCTATCCAGCCTCGTACTGGTGGCGCAACTGACGCAACTCCTGCTGCTGGTGATACACACCCATTGACTTTGATTGCACGTATGGCTCGTCTTCTTGACCAGCAAAATGTGGACTCACAAGGTCGCTGGATTGTGCTTGACCCAGTGTTCATGGAAGTATTGAAGGACGAAGATTCTCGCCTGTTCAATGCTGATTTTGGTGGTTCTGGTCTGCAAAACGGTCAGATTGCTACCCAAATCCACGGCTTCCAAGTTTATCAGTCTAACAACCTACCTTCAGTTGGTACTGGCTCGTCATTCGCTGGCGCAAACAGCACAACCAACTATGGTGTAATTGTTGCTGGTCATTCTTCTGCTGTTGCAACTGCAGAGCAGATTAATAAGACTGAAACTTACCGTGATCCTGATAGCTTCGCCGACATTGTTCGGGGTATGCATTTGTATGGTCGCAAGATTCTCCGTCCAGAGGCTCTTGTTAACGCCATTTACCACTTAGCGTAAGGGAGATTGAATTATGGCTTTAGGTGATAATACTACTTCCGTAGAGCGTGGCTCTGCCGCACGTGGTCGTAAACCATACTTGCTGTCAGCAGAATTGGATTTTGCACAAGCAGTAACTGATAAAGGTACTGCTCTTGCTGCCAATGATGTGATTCCGGGTTTGACCATTCCAGCTAATACACTCATTATGTGTGCTGGTCTTGAAGTTACTGAAGCACATGCTGGTACTTCAACCAACACAGATTTTGACTTTGGTATTACTGGTGGTGACTTGGATAACTTTGTTGACGGGTTTGACTTTGATGGTGCATCTGTAGGTGACTATGCTTTTAAGGCAGGACAAACTCCTGTTCTTATCGGCAGCACTTCTGACACCATTGACATCGAAATCCAAGCAATGACAGGTACAACAACAGGTGGAAAACTCCGCATGTTTGCTGTCTGCATGGACGTAGACGATCCGGGCGATTTGGCTGCTAACGAAGTAACACGTGACGCACTCGCTTAACATAATGTGATGGGGCAGGGCAACTTGCCCCCTCACTTCTTATGAGGAACCTTAAATGGCTACAACATTTTTACAATTAGTAAATCAAGTAAACAGACGTTTGAATGAAGTTGAATTGACTTCTGCAAACTTTGCAAGTGCAACAGGTTTTTATGCACACGCAAAGGATGCGGTTAATGCATCTATTAGATATATAAATCAATCCGAATTTGAGTGGCCTTTTAATCATAATACACAGACTACCACACTAACGGCTAATCAGAGCCGTTATTCTTTTCCTGCTGACTGTAAAGTAATTAACTTTGATACCTTTAGAATTAAAGAGGATTCTACATTAGGTAATAGTACAACACGTATACTGCCTCTTACATATGAAGAATACCTAGATAAATTTGTAGCACAAGAATATAATAATACCAGCTTTCAAGGTGTACCAACTCGTGTAGTACACGCTCCTTCCCTTGAATTTATTCTCACGCCAGAACCAGACAAAGCATACATATTAGTATTTGAGTACTTTAATTTTTCATCAGACTTGTCTGCGCATGGTGACACAATAGTAATACCAGACAGATTTGCTCATGTAATTGTAGACGGTGCAATGCACTATGCATACTTGTTCCGTGGCAACACACAAGATGCGCTAGTAATGAAAGAAAAGTTTGATGAAGGCATTAAGTATATGCGTTCAATGTTGATTAATCGTACACGATATGTGCGTTCTTATATGATTCCGCAAAACACAGGTGGTGGTCTTAGGTACGGATATTCATCGGTAACATAGGG